ACGCGAGTGGGTCGGGGATCAACAACTCCGATGCCATCGCGTCAGCCCTGACGTAGACGTGATATACGAAACGTTGATCGTTTCGGACTGTCGGCCATATGTTGAGATAGAAGTCCCGTCGGTGGCCGTCCCCGACACCTGTTCGGCCCCGGTGCCGACCACCGTCACGTCGTTGCGGACTGACTCAAGGCCGCCCGAATCGAACTGTTGTAAGACGGCCTTGTCAGACTCGGTGTCGATGGTTTCCCACAGTCCACGCCCACCCTCGGTGTTGACGTTGATTTCGTCGGCGGCCGGATTGACCCACCACACCGTCGACGTGCGGTCGGCCATGTCCTGAAAGACGCGCTTCACAGTCCGATTCTCAACATCGTAATCGTTGCCGATGGTGGTGCCGGTGGTATTGTAATCCAGCGTGAATTGCCCGCCAATATTGGCTTGGGCAAGGGCTTCGTCGAGCACGTCGCGGTTGGTGAACGTCCCCGAAAGGGAGATATTGACCTGCTCCTCGAACAGCTTGACCGCTTCATGTTCGGCTTCGAGACGCACGCCGCCGTTGCTTCGAATCTCGCCACCCGATGTTGCCACGCCCGAAAATCGCGTGGTCCCGTCGATGGTGATTTCCACTGCGTCGTTGGCGCTGATACTCTCGCTCGAATTGGTGATGATCGTCGCCGTCGGTGCCACGCCAGCGGGCGATAGGGGAATGTCGATACTGAAATCCCGGTAGGAGATTGACGTTCCTCCCACGGTAATGTCGGTGGCCATGCCCCTACGTGTCGCGCCGGGAGGTTAGGCGTTCGGGGCTATCCGATTGACCCACCCCGACGCAAGCGCATGGTCGCGGGTTTCCACTTCGGGGACTGATTCGAGATAACCGTCGGGTCGATGGACTCGACGAATACGTCGTCGTCGTTGAAGGCCGCCCCTGTGGCGTGGTCCAACTCCCACGACGCCGCGAAGTCCGGGGCGTGCATCACGTCTTCGAGATACGTCAACTGTTCTTCGACCGTGACGACCGTACTTGTGTGGGTGCCGTTGGCCTTGTCGGTCCCGTCGTCATGCACCGCCCAATTGATCGTAATATCGGCCTGCATCCCCGAGACACCCAACAGGATATTCTCGCTTGCGGCCAACCCCGGCGGGGCGATACTGAACGCTTCCTTAGTCGAACTAAGCTCCACCGTGTCAATCATGTCGATGGTGTATTGGCGTTCGCTCGCTTCGCCGGGGTCAAGCGTCAGCGTGAGTTTTTCGGTCGTCATGGCTGAAGGTCAACGTCGGCGCTGGATTCGATACGGTCGATCAACGTGGACAAGCCACCCGAGAAGTTGATGATCGGATTCGACGACCCGATACCGCCACCGCTTTGGGCGTCACTCGCCCCCGCGAATCCGAAGTCGCCACGGTTCCGCGACGGCGGGGACGCGAAGTCCGGGCGGATGGCGCTCGCTATTCTGTCGGGGAGCATCCGCACGTACTCCCATATCTGTCTCGGCAGGCGCTTCATGAACGACCAAATATCTCCCGGCAGGGACTTCGCCGTCTCCCATAGTCCCCGCACGTCGACACCGAGTAATCGGAGCAACGCAACGGTCGGCGCGAGTAAGGACAACTTATCGAGGAACGATAACTTCCCGATGAACCCGTTGACGTTGCTCATGAACGATAGCCACGCCGGTAGGACTCTCGAAAAGAGAATCCGAAGGACCGGCGACAGTAGCCGAAGCAACATGATCGCCACCGGGGCAAGGAACGCCTCAAGAAGCGAGAGAATCGGCGTCAACACATCCAATAGTGGCCCGGCGAGTGCCAGCAACGCCCCGCCGAGTAACCCGGCCCGTCCGATCCGTCCTCGAAGGCCGCCGGCCTGCTGGCCACCACCCGCCTCGGCCCCCTCGGCCAACTGTTCGGCGGCGTCCTCGGTCCCTTCGGCACGGACCGCTACCTCAACTTCGCCGTCGGCGCTCATGAACGTCACTCGGTGCCGGCGTGAGAAAAGCGTCGGGGTTACTGTTCCCGTTCGTCGTGGTACTGTTGGATCGACTTGAGCAACAGGTGGCGCTCAAGCGGGTCCGTCTCGTCGATGAACTCCGAATAGCTACGGAACCCCGTCAGCCGTAACACCTCAACGACGCCCGCGCCGTTCCGGCGAGCGAAAGGACTCTATCACGTCCATTTGGTTCTCGCGTTCCTCGTGAATCGCAACGGCAATATCTAACCATGCGTTGAGCATGGCGTCGACGCCCCACTTCCGCCGGATGGATTCGAGTACGTCGGCCTGTTGATCGTCACGCAGGTCGGCCCACTCGTGGCCGTTCCACCGCACGAACGCTTCGTCGAACATTGTCTTGAGGTGCGTGGCAATCTCGTCGAGTGCGTCCGCGCCGAGTTCCGACACGTCCTCGGGGTCGGTATCGGACATGAGTTCGTCCACCCGTTCGGCGGCATCGACAAACGCCTCGGCTTCGGTGTTGACGTGAACCAGTACGTCGTTGCCGTACAACTCAACTTCGGTGCCGAGCGCGTCCATGTCGGCCCGCACCGTAAGGTCGGCCACCGTCTCGTCTTCGTCCGCGAAGCGTTCGCGCGTGTCTTGGGCACCCTGCTCCAATTCGTTGAGTTGCTTCCACCGCTCGAAGTCCTCGGCGCTCATGTCGCCGTCCATGAACGCCGTTTTTGCGTCGGACTCGCTCAACTCCCGCAGGTCAAGAATGGAATAGTCTGATTCGGTCATGTGTCTACTAAGTCGCGCTTAGGAACTCCCCGCCGTGGTCGAATCAGCGAGTACGTCCGTAATCGTTTGGCCGGTAAAGTCCAAGTCCATGCCGATCCACTCCTCCCGCCCGCCGCCGACGGTGGTGTCCTCGGTGTAACACTCTTGCACGGGGAACTCGGCGGTGTCGCCCGACGTGTCTTCGTAAATGACGGTCGTGGTCCACGTCGGCACTTCGGCGTCGATCCGAAGTTCGTCGGCCACGTCGTCGTATCCGACGAAGGTGGTCCACGTGTCAAGGTCCCACTCCATGATCGTGCCCGTGACGCCGATTTCGAGTTCGGTCTGTTGGAGGTCCTGCCATGTGATTTCCCCCGCCCCGCGTAGCTGTTCGATGTTCTTGCTAACCGTGACTTCAGGGTCGTCGAGAATCCCCGTCGGGACGGTGGTGCCGCCCTGCGTGACTTCTATCACCGCTGTTTGCCCGCGAAATTTCTCCATGCCGCTGTATCAGACGGCCGTTAGCAAAAACGTGGTGGGTCACTCAATATGCGACCAATAACACCCTGTTTTTATCCGAGATATTAGTGATTGGTCAACCCCGAATATATCCCCAATATCAGACTGTGACAAATCTTCGTCTAGTAGCCGCCTGATTTCCCGAATATCGCCCGGCGTCAACTTTGAGTCGGCCATTCGTTCGCCCCGGTTGTGATCTCCAATATGTTTCCGAGCGTCCTTTGCATGGACGTTCTCGGGGCGGTTGTCCCACTTCACACCATTCGCGTGGTGAGCATGAACGTCTGTCGAGAATATCCGATATGGGTCGGCCCCTTCGGCAATTGCCAATAGTCGATGCACACCAACTGCAATTTCTTTCCCATTCTCCCGAGACCGCCATATCTCATAGCCCTGATTATTGGTCTTGAAATTAGCCTTATTCACGCGACACGAATCTGCGGACGCTTGGGCGGCGGTCTTCCGGTCTACATTTAGTTTGTTCATCCAGTATTGGACGCCGCCTTTCGACACGTCCAACACCTCCGACATTTCGCTTTGGGACAGGCCCTTGCCCCAATACAGCGTGTGTAGGTCGTCGTGACTAGTATGGTCGTAATCGGTACTGTCTTGGGTGTCGCTATCGTAGTCTGTCATGCCTGCGTAGCGGTCGGCAGGTGTCCTTTGCACCTGACGGCTTTTGCCGAATCCCGCTTATCCAATAGTAGCGTCTGTATCGTCTAAAACCTACCGAAGCAGTCGGATTCAGTAGTCGTTCGGGCTTGTCTCGCTGAAATCTACGGCAGTAGTTGCTTGGAACTCGATCCGAATAATCACGACGCCGGTATTGTCCAACTCGCCAGCGAAGTCTTCAATCGCCGTCGGCGCGTAACTCCCCACCGACGGTTCGCCCGCAAGCTGTGCCATGCACTCGCTGATTACGTCGGCCATCGGATGTAGTACGTCGTCAAGATAGTCGTAGCCCCGCGTGCGCTCGAATATCAGGTTCGCTTCAATCCGGTGTCGGTATTCGTTCCCCTCCGACCGACTCGTCTCGACGGGGTAGACCTGCGCGGCGGGGTAGTCGATCCGATCAAAGGTTCGAGGACCGAGATATTCGGTTGCGAAGGTGTTGGTCGCGGCCACGCCGTGTTGAATCGCCCGGATGGGGGCGAGACGAATGGATAACCAGTCAAGTGCCATGCACGCGCTTCGGGGCGTTGTGAGAAAAGCGACGGGGTTACGTCGTCTGTTCTATCGCCGCGTCGACGGCCCGCCCGACGTAATCATTCGGTTCGGTGCCCTCCTGCTGGATTTTGCGATACACCGGCCCGGCCGCCGACTCGTCACCCAACTTCCGCCGCGCCCACACCTTGATGGCGTCGAAGTCCGGCGTATGGGGTGGCGCTCCTTTCCATACGTCATAGGCGTAGTGAATCCGCGTCCCCAACCAAATCACGCCGTTGCCCTGCCGGAATATCTGGATGGAGCGCCGAAGGTCGCCCGTCGCCCCGACCGGCGCTTCTACCTTGAGTTGGTTGACTAATTCATTTGCAAATTCGAGGATGAAGTCCTGTATCTCGCCGTCTAATTCGCGTTCTAATTCGTTGAGGTCGAGTCGGACGATCATGGTTCAATATAGCGAAATGCAGTTTACACACTCATCGTCGCGCCACCGGGCGAAGTCACGTCGGCAATCCGCTCCCGAATCGCGTCCGTCACCACGTCGTCAAACTCCGACGCCACGCCCGCGAAGTCCTCGGGGGAGGCCGCCGCGACGGTCTGTTCTTGTCGGAGGTGTCGGAGCATCCGATTGATAAGGGCGATCTGGATCGACTTCACGTCATTCGGGGCGTCGTCCCCGAACCCACGGTCGTAGGTGACTCGGATATTGGTGCAAATATCCCGCCACGTCGCCCGTCCGGCAGTTCGGGTGAGTGGGTTGCCATGCCGACGGTGGGCGAGATTCGACGGGCGTTCGGCAAGGATCAACCGATGGGGCGTCCAGTCGTACCACCGGGGGTCGAGCGTTTCCCAGTCGTCAGCTTGGGACTGTTTCGTCTCGACTTCGGTTACGTCGGTGACGGGGTAAGGCATGAGCATCGCCGCGTCGTAGGTCGCCCGTTTCTCATCAACCCGATCCGTCTCGGTAAGCGGTGTCTCGTCGCCCCACAACGTGACGAAGATACCCCGCGACTCGCGTTCGAGGCGTACGAGGAGTTCGTCGAAGCGGAGTTGTTCGTTATCGGAGAACAGCGATTCGCCGTCGTAATCGACTCGCTCCCGAATCTCGTCAAGCGACTGCAAGGCGTCGGCGTCGGCGGTGGGTGCCGTGACCATATCGTATCTATCCCCCGCAATCGGTATCAGGGTTGCCCCGAGATAGACAGTACCGCTCCTAAGTCCGACTTAGCCCTCACCTTTGAACGCCCGCCAGCGTTCGGAGTGGGCCGAACTCGCGTGTTGGCCGACGTGTTCACCTTCGTATTCGTCACACCACGGACAGACACCCTCGCTAATCAGCGTCTCGGCCCCTACGTCCGCGCCGGAGCACGCCCCACACAGCGTCACGTCCTCGGTGGCCTCAACCGTCGAGTCAGCGATGGGGCGAACCCCGCCGTCGGCGTCGGCAAGGTCGGGACAGTCGCGGTCGGTATGCACCACCGTCTCGCGGAACGACTCGCCGGATCGGCCGGCGTAGTAGTACGGCATGGCTATCGCTACGGCGGCAGGCACTAAAGAAATAGTGGACTATTCGGGCGTTACGCCACCGGACTGACGGTGTACGCCTGAATGTGTGCGCCGTTCTCTTCGCTAGTGAGACACCCGTACCAGTCGAAGGCACTCTCTTGCTGTGGGGCGCGCTTCGCCAGCGGCTTCATCTGAAGCTCCTGAAGCACACTCAGGTACGTGGCGTCCATGTTGACGGTGTATAGCTGGTTGAACGTCGACCCATCCGCGCGGTCGCGGATTCGCGGGATGGCGTGACTCTTGAACACCGGGATGCCGTCGAAGTCGAGTGTCGACGAGACGCCGAATACGTCGGCCATCGGTTCGTACCGAACGTTGTCGTCGAGCGACTTGCGAAGGTTGGTGTGCCAATCGTAGTCACACACCACCGCAAGCGACTCGCGTTCGGCCCCCTGATAATCGGCTTCGTCGATGGCGTCACGGGTTGCCTCCTCGTAATCGCTGAGGCTTGCCGAGTCAGGGTCGCCAATGTCTCCAACGACGCCCCCCTGCCCGCCCGAAATGAGGTCGTTGAATCCCTCGAAACCACTAGCGTTGTAGTCGGTTCCGAGAATGATCTGGCGTTCGAGCGTCTGCTGTGCGCCACGGAAGAACGCCCGTTCCTGCGTGGATTCGGAATTGCGAAGGTTCGACGACGCGAGAATGAGTTTGTCCTCAAGTCGCGTGGCCGCGCCCATCCCAAGCACGTCGAACGACAGGTCGCCGTCGTAGTCGGGATCCTTGTAGGCGTATGACCCTTCGGTGTCGTTCGTCGTTTCAAGACCGAACTCGAACTCGGGATGGTCCGTCAGCGGCGTCGGCACCACTTCGTCGTCCTGCGTGGTGACGCGCGTCATCATGTCTGCCATCGGCAGGCGTTCCGGGTTGACGGTGAACACGTCCGGCAGAATGTCGAGCGGAAGCGTCCAGTCCCCCGTGTCGAGATTCTTCCGAATCTCGCGGGTTGTTTCCTGAACGTCGAACCCCTTTCGCTGAAGTTCGTTCCACTTGTCGATTACGGACTTCCCGTCGCTGAAGGCCGGTTGGTTCTTGAGTTGGTTCCACCGCTCTTTCTGAAGTTCGACGCGGTTCTGACCGAACCCGCCGGACGTTTTCCACCCCACCGGGTCACGGTAGATGGTGCCATCATCAAGGTCGTCGAAGGAACTCTTATACAGCGAGTCCTTTTCTCGCTTGATTTCCTCTTTGGACTTGACCACTCGCGCGTTCGGATCGAAATCGAGTGCGTTGGTGCTCATTAGGAATCACCTGCCTCGAACTGTTCGGCCGCATCTGCATACGAGGGCATCCCCGTACTCGGCCCATCACCGACGTTCTTTTCGGCTTCCGTCTCACGCACGCCTTCGCCGTCATGACCCTTTTCGAGATTGGCGTCATCGGTGCGTTTCTCGACGGATTCGCCCTCGGTGGACGCTTCCATTTCGTCGTCGTCCTCGTCCTCGGATTCGGCCATTTCCATGCCGAGTTCTTCCATCGTGTCCATGAGCGAGTCGGCGTCACCGTCGGCGGCCGCCGTCAGCAGGTCGAGTACGTCGTTCGTACTCATGCCATAGGCGTCAGCGAGTGTCGCCGCCGCTTCGTCTTCGTCCTGTTTCTCCGTTTCGACCGCCTCTTTGAGTGTGTCGACCGTCTCGGCCATGTCGGTCACGGACGAGTGGACTTCGCCAAGCGTCGGGGCATCGGCCCCACCCCCGCCGTCACCGTCGCCATCACCGTCAGTAGTCGGTGCCATACCCTCCGATTTACTTTCCTCCCCTTTACCATTATCGGGGGATGCCGACTTAGCCGCACTAAGCTCATCGGATAACTCCATGTATCTGTCGACGAACGCCTCATGTGTGTCGCCGGGCATCCACACCGTCATACCGTCGAACTCGTGTTCGTGAACGTCACCACCAAGCCCAATTTCCTCGCTTGCTTTCTCGGCAGCGGTGCGGGACTCATAGACGAGGTGTACGACGGATTCGTTCGCCAGCGGAATGTCGAGTTGTTTCGTGCTTGCTGACGCCTCCGATTTGGGAACGCAGTTTGGGACTTCATTACCATTTTCGTCAATCTTCGTCCCGACCATTTCGTACCCTTCCCAACACGGGTCGTCTTCAGGCTGTTTCTCAGTAGGCGTACAGTTGCACGACTTGGCCGCGCGTTCAAGCGGGACGTGTTCGGCCATCCCGTAGATTGACAGGCCGGTGAGTTCACCGGCTTTGATCCGCTCCCACGCTTCTTGTCCCCACTCGATACCGAGCATCCACGTCCCCGCGCCGTAGGTTTCGGTGCCGCCGCCCGGCAGGTCGAACTCCCGATCCTCTTTGAGTATCCACGACTCGACGGGCGTGCCTTCGCCGTCAATCAGGGAGTGGTCGGTGTCGATCCCCCCATCCTGCTTGAGAAAGTCGTGGGCGGCCTTCTCGACCGTGGCCGTCGGCGCTACGTCACCCTCCTTGTCGGCTTCGCGCGGGATCATCGCCGCCGCGTAGGCAATTCGTTTCTCAGCGTCGTCGTCTTT